AAAGCCGGTTCACCGCGATCAGCTCCCTTGTGGACGAGTTGGGCAAAATGATCGGCGGCTGGATCAAGAAGATAAAGGACGAAAACAGGTGGTAAACGGGCAGCGCATCGATATGCCTTCTCTCGCTGTACAACTGGAACAACAGTTCGAATGCGGGCGTCTGGGCGTCCAACTGGAACAATGCCCGGACGAACTCGAACAACAATGTGGGCTTTCGCGCGGACTACGGCTTCCAACCTCAAACTCCGGCAATGGAGAAAGTGGAGCCACAGGGGTGCGCTGTCCGGCCTTGGGCGAAATCGGAGAAGAAATCTCCTTTTTGGTAGGCAGAGCCGACGACCAGGAGAAGTCTCCGATGCGGCGAGTTGGCAACCTGTTCGAAGCGATTTTCAGCCACGAAAACCTTTACCAGGCCTATCTCGACGCCCGGCGCGGAAAGCGCAAGAAGGCGGCCTGCTTCGAGTTTGACCGGCACCTCGGTGAGAACCTGCGGGCGCTACACGACGAGATCAACGGCGGGTCGTACAGGCCCCAGCCCTACTTCAAGTTTGTGATCTACGAGCCCAAGGAGCGCGTTATTTACGGCCCCGCCTTCCGCGACATCGTGGTCCAGCACGCGATCTACCGGGTAATTTACCCGATATTCAACCGCACATTCATCGCCACGTCGTTCGCCTGCCGGGTGGGCTATGGCACGCACCGCGCGAGCGACTACCTGCAAAAGGCGCTGCGGGACAGCCCGTCCGGAAGCTACACGCTCAAGCTCGACGTTAGAAAGTTTTTCTATTCAATCGACCGGGCAGTTCTGCGGCGCCTGATCGAGCGCAAGATCAAGGACGTCCGCCTGGTCGACCTCATGATGCTTTATGCCGAAATGGACGCACCGGTCGGCATACCGATCGGCAACCTGCTGAGCCAGACATATGCGCTTATTTACCTGAACCCGCTCGACCATTTCGTAAAGCGCGAGCTCAAGGCCAAGCGCTACGTGCGTTATGTCGACGACTTCGTTTTGATAGGCCTCACCCGCACGCAATGCGTTGAATTTCGCGCAGCCATCATCCGGTTCTTGCGCGACGAGCTGCACCTGCAACTATCCAAGTCAACCATCGCGAGCGTCGGCCGCGGCGTCAACTTCGTAGGCTACCGCACCTGGCGCAGCAAGCGCTTTATCCGCAAATATAGTCTGTACAAATTCAAGCGCATGGTGAGACGCGGCAAGCAGTCGGCGGTCGTGTCACTGCTGGGCCACGCCAGGCGCACCCAGTCCATTCCCTACATGCTCGACATCATAAAGGAGTCCGCCAATGCCAAAGATCTACGCATACCAGAAGGCATACGGGACGCTCGTATCTCCGGTTTTGTCAAAGGACGAGGAGGTAAAGGAGCTTTGCACCGTGGACGGAGTGACTTATGTCGCTGCGTCTGACACGGTTGTTTTTGCGAAGCAGGCGGGTGCCATAAAATTCACACCCGTCGACGGGTCCGCGCTGAAAGACCAGCTGCCGCAGGTGCTCGACACCATCGAAAAGGCGCTGCCTCAGACCGCCGACATCAATGCGGCGGTGGTTGCTAAGATCCGCGAGCGGTACTCTGTCGACAAGGAGATCCAGCTGCTGCGGACCGCGCCATCGCGCGAGGCTGTGGCGTGGAACGATTACGTCGAGGAGTGCGTCGAGTGGGGCCGCCGCGAAAAGGCAAAGCTGGGGCTGACAAAGACAGTGGCCGCGGCAGCTGTTGAAGCCGAGCTAACGATAGAAAGATAAGCAGAGCGGATTATAAAATTCAGGCGCCCGGGGACGCTCGGATGTCCTGATAACAACGAAAAGGGGCCGTGCAGGGCTGCACCTCTGCGCGGTCCCTTTTCTATTAAAAGGAGGACCACATGGAAAAACAATTCACTCGCAGCTGGTTTGTGGCCACCCTGCTCATGGCGGCGGTCGCATCGGCCGCGATCGCGGCTCCCTTCATCGTCGCCGATCCGCAAAGCGCAACCAAATACCGGATGCGCTTGAGTGCCGACAACGGGACCACCTGGGGCGCCTGGGTGGAGGGGCCTCCGATAAACGGTTCGCTGCGCTTCGACATCGCAGGCACGCCCGCCGGAAACTACAAGGGCGAGGCCCAGGCCGGCGGAGAGGTGTCCGTGACGGACTCTGTCACGGGGCAGGTGTCGACCGTGTTCATGTGGAGCGCCTCCGCCCCTTTTTTGTTGACCGTGCGGCCTGGCCAGACGGCGGTAAACATAAGGGTCATCGAATAGGCTGTTTTATTTCTACACTGACGAAAGATTAACTCCATGGACATCGCGACCATCCAGGCCTGGCTTCCCACGGCGATCGCAGGCGGCGCCCTCGCGCTGATCTGGAACGACGTGCGCAACACCAAAAACCAGCTCACATCAAAGGCGGATGAGCTCTCCAATTCACTGCGCCATGCGCTTTATCGTGAAGACGGCACAACGCATTTCATGCCGCGCAACGGATGCGAGCGCGAGCAAAACAGGTGCCAGGCCATCACCTGCGGCAAGATTGAGGCGCTCTCGGTCAAAATGGACCTGATGGACAGCCGCCGCGAGCATGCCAAGGAGCAGAGCCAGGCGCAGATGTTCGACGTCAAACAGGCGCTCGCCGTGCTCACCGAGCGCGTGGAGCAGTTGAGCGAGGACATGGCCAAACTACCACAATCATGAAAAGGGAGGACACCATGAAAAAAGCATTGATTTTGATCTGCGTGGCGGCGCTGGTTGCCGGATGCGCCGGAGTGAAGACAACTGCGCCCGTCACCGTTTGCCAGGAGTTCCCCGGGGACAGCCTGATCGAGAAATACATCCCGGATTTGAGGACCGCAAACACGCTGATCAAGCTGTCCATCTACGAGATCAGCAAGCTCGGAAAGGTCAAAAAGGAGCAGATCGTAAAGGTGCTCGATGAAGCCGACGCTCTGGCGGACAAGGCAACCTACAACGAGTTCTTTGTTTTCGTCGCCGCGAAGGTCAAGTGGATCCGCGAGAACATCGGCCCCGAGCTCGTGATCATCGGTGACGACCTGATCGCCTTCCAGAACGTGCCGACGCCGATCAGCGCCCGCGACCGCTGTTACATAAAGTATCAGATAAACGAGGACCGGCTCAAGGTGCTTCCGTGGATAAAATGATCGCGCTCTGCTTATGCCTTGCGCTCCTGGTTGGATGCTCGGCGGTCACGACCTATCGCAAATACGAGCTATTTATGACCGACTGACATGACGTGACCGTGCGCCTGGAGGTCCAGGCCGAGCACGCCGACCAGGTCAAGCAGGACACGACTCCGACGACCGACCTGTCTATTCCGATCAGGCCGGGGCTGTAGAAAGGACAGGCAGAGGATGAATGCCCCCATGATCATTCAAGTTATCGTCGCTTTTTTTGTAGTTTCCGGGTTCTTCGCCATTACGGCGGTGTATGTATTCAACGCCGAAGTTTTTGCAGGCCCGGCCAAGGAGCAGCTCTATCTGATCACCGGAGCCATGATGGCGGCCTTCGGCCAGGTGGTCAACTGGGCGCTCAACTCAACGATCGGAAGCGCCCGCAAGACGGAGCTGCTCGCCCGCTCCGAGCCGATCATCGAGCTGAAGGATGAGGTGAAAAAATGAGATGCGATTGTCGCAGCGCTGCGAATGGATAATTGCAATCTGTGCATTGTCGGCTGCGGCCTATCTCGCTGCGGCGCCGCTTCCGACGCCGAGCGGGGCGGGTGCGAGTTTTATTTCCCCGCCGGCCCCTACAGCGACGGATGCATGTATCACCGGGCGGACCTGGGCGGCGCCTGCGACAACGCCAACGCCCAGCATGCCGCCCGAAACAAGGGAGTCAATCATGGCGATTCATAAAGACCATTTAAGGGAATTAATCCGCGAGGTCCTGCGCCACCTGGAGCCCGATATCCCGTACAGCGAGGCCGCCGTCGAGCTGCTCATGATGACCTCCGCCCAGGAGACCCAGCTCGGGAAATACCTTGTGCAGCTCAAGGGCCCGGCCCGCGGAATCTACCAGGTGGAGCCGCCGTCCGAGCGTGCGGTGCTATCGGGCCTGCAGGCGAAACACCCGGCGCTTTATACCAAGCTGATGGCGCTGAACCTGCCGCTGGACGGCCAGGACGGGCAGAAGACCGATCGCGACATCGTCCACAATCTGGCATACGCCACGGCGCTCGCCAGGTGCTATTATTTTCTCAAGCCCGGCCCGATCCCCAAGAGCCCCGGCGACCAGGCCGCCTACTACAAAAAATACTGGAACACTTACGCCGGAAAGGCGACCGAGGCCGAGGCGCTTTCCGCCTACTGCTCGCTGTGCCTGCCGGTGAAGGATGCCTGACAATGGGAAAGCTCGACCTCTACTGCCTGCACCAGGCCGAAATAAACACCGGAGACATCGTGGAGTTCCGCGGCAACAGTCTGGTGGGCCGCGCGATCCGCTGGGTGACGGGAAAAGACCGCAACCACTCGGCGCTCGTGATCCGCATGCCGTTCGCGGGCTGCGTCGAGCGGCGCTTTATCGTCGAGGCGATCGCAACGGGGCTCGAACTGCACCTGCTCTCCAGCGTGCTCGAAAAGTTTGACGGAGCCGCCTGGTGGTCTCCGTTACTGGCAACCGACGAGCAGCGCGACAGCATCGCCGGGTGGGCCATGGTGCAGATCGCCGAGAACAGGGGCTACGACTACGGCAGCCTGTTCCGCCAGGCCGTCGCTCGGGTGAGCTTGGACGGGCGCCGCTATTTCTGCAGCGAGTTCGTCCAGGCCGCCATGATCAAGGCCGCTATCGTGCCGGAGCCGACCGACGGAAAGGCGCTGCGCCCGGGTGAGTTCGACAAGCTGGGGTGTTTTGGTGCACCCGTATTGGTATGCGAATGAGAGGATGCCATGCTGACCAGCCCATGCGCCACCTGCAAGCACGGACACAAGAGCAAAAACAATCCGCGCTGTCGCGACTGCGGTCTGCGGATAAAGTACCTTGACGAGCTCGACGAGGCCTGCGAGTGCCGCGCCGATCCGGTCTATCAATCGGCCTACAGCCTGCCGCGCACCTTCGCCCGGCAGCTGGGCCCGGTGGCGCCGTTCAGCCAAATGGATATGATCCTGACGTTTTGATGTACGTTAAATTTTGACGTACAGGGAATGAACCGCCATGTGTGATGCCGCTTGCGCTACCGCCCTTGCCGAGGAAAACGCCCGCTACAGGATGGCGCTCGAGGCGATCGACGAGCTCGCGGAGAATCGTGGCGGCACGGTCTCATGGCAAGAGATATATGCCGAGGCGCAGCAGATCGCGCAGAAGGCCCTAACGATTTCCGGCCGGCGGGACAACAAGGGTGAGGGCCTGCGTTGAGGCAGCCCGCCGCGCCGGATCAAATTGCAGTGCGTTGTTCGGATTATGCTTCGGCTTGCAGACGGGAATGGCCCAGTACCGTGAACCGCGGGGAAGGTGATGAGTTTCTGACGCCGCGTGCTTGCAAAGCTCGGTCTGGCGGGAGCCCGCCGAAGGGGGCCCGCCCAAGGAAAACGCACTGCAATCGACCCTGCCGCGAGAGTTACTCCTCCCACCTCAGCGGCAGCCGCCCCGGGCATGGCCCCCACGTCGCGCCCACCATGCCCGGGGCATTTACCACGCTCTGCAGCGATAAAAAGCCATATCACCCTACCGACCCCCACCGCGATCGTCGAGCCTCGGGCCTCTGGTGCGTTTTTTGGTGTTTTTCAGGAGCTGGAGATATTCCCATGTATCTCCAAACCGGAGCTGGAAAGGCTTTCATTGCTTAAAAATGTGTAACCCTGTTAGGGTCTGCTAATTAAATCAAACATTTGTAATTGTTTTTTATTCCGTGGGGCTATTTTCGGTGGATACTGTATCCCCAAATCTGACGGGCGTGATCAGCTCGATGGTGCGGCGGTGGAGAGCTCCTGACACGTGCTGGTAGAATTTCATCAGGGTTTCGGGTTTCGACCCAACTATTTCGGCAAGCGCCTTGTGGTCGGCGCCGCCTTCGAGGGCCTGGGTGATGAAGAGATGCCGGATGTCGTATGGCCTCAGCCGCCGGGTGATCCCGGCTTTAGCGAGGGTGTGATCCCATGCGGTTGAGATTTTCAGCATGGGCCGGCCGCCCCAGTGCACGACCCAGGGGATGCCGCGTTCGTCGTCCTTTTCGAACCAGGCGCGCAGATCCGGCATGAGCTCGGGGTGGATCGGCACGCTGCGCTTGGACGGCCCGCCTTTTTTAGCTCCGATGACGAGGATCGTGCCGGCGTCCCAGTCGACCATCTCCCAGCGCAAGCGGTAGCACTCGACCGGGCCAGGGCGCAGGCCGAGGTAGTAGGCTAACAGGCAGATGCGGCGCAGGTGCTCGGGGGCCGCGGCCAGGATTGCGGCGAACTCGGCCGCGGTGGGCGGCATGATAATGTCGAGATCCTCTTTCGGGATACGGTAGTCCCTGACCGGGTTGAACGGAATCATGGGCGGGCGGCGGCGCACGGCGAAGTTGAGCACGGCCTTCACGTCGACGAGCTCGCGGCGGATGGTGCTGTCTGTAACACCCGTCACTCTGCGTTGCATGATGTAACGGTCGATGTCGTCGTCGGTGAGGCGCACGGCCGGGCGGTGGCCGAAGTAGGGCAGGATGCGCGAGGCCATGCGCAGCTCGTGCTGGTCGCGGGCGCGCTGGGATGCGAAGCGGTGGGCCGTGGCATAGGACTCGGCCAGGTGGCGGAACTCCGGGCCTTGCGTGCCTCGCCGGGGTCTGCGCTTTTTGAGCACGAGCTCGTCGTCACGAGCGCGGGCTTTTCTCTCCGCATCATGCCCCCGCCCGAAATACTCGCGCTTGATGTATCTGGGATGCACGGACGGGTCCCGGTAGTACACCATCCAGCGTCCGTCTTTTAGCTGGGTGATGGCCATTGGCCTGGCCTACCAGGAAAACGGGCCGAGGGGATACTCGTACACGCCGTCGCCGTTGCGATCGGCATCGATCAGGTAGGAGGTTTCGTCGACGGCCGTCAATATGACGCTTGAGCCCGCACCCGCGCAGACGATCGCGCCGGAATCAGGAAAAGCCGCGCCGTCTGGCAGCGAGAGCGTGGTGCTGGTCGCAACATCCACAAAGCCATAGTCAGGGTCGTAATATTTTCCGGTCAAATTTATGAGAGAGGCCGTGCCCGTGTCGGTCATGCTGTAGACGTAGTTTTCTAGGCGAAATTTCTTGCCGGTTGCGATATGACGGTTGTAAAGGTTATGGACCTGCGTCACGGCCGGCGGATAGCTTCTGTAGTCTGCGGCAATGGTCCCGTTGATCGAGAACCCGGCCGCCGTGATGCCTGAAAGCGTCATGTTGAGGGTCTCGAACTCTGCGGTGGGGATGGCCCATAGCCCGTTGATCACCGCCGTGCCGCTGATGGTTAGACCAGCTTCGCAGTAGCCGGTGAAAACGAAGGTGCCGGCAAATGTCCCGGTCTGGTCGTTGATGCTGATGGTGTAGGCGGCCTGGCCGCCGCATTCTCCGGCGATGGTTCCGCTTTCGTTCAGGATCGCCAGGGCCGGTGTCAGCGACGCCGCAGGAGCTGTGGTTTTGGCGGTGCCGATGGAGTCGCCCGCCGCCGATTTCTTGACGGCGACGAACAGCGGGAACAGGCTGCCACTACCATCGGCTGCCGGAGCCTGTGACGCGAGTGGGCTCACCGGAAGCGTCACGGATGCGCCGTTCAGGGCGCCGGCGGCGAGCGTCTGCGCGTTGTTCGATGTGATCACGGCCTGGGTGGTCAGCCCTGAGTAAAGCGGCTCGGGGCTCGATCCGTCGTCGCCGTCGGTGCTGCAGCCGGCAAGGCAAACAAGGACCAGGAGGACTGAAAAACAGGCCGCGCTCTTCATGCTTCGCTCCTTTGCGGTTGGGTTTACTCCTTAAACGGGCTCGCCTATCGCAAGCATTTCTGTGATATTTCCATGATCGTCGAGGATCGGGCGGTCTGCCCAGCGCACGATGACGATCTTTCCGTCGCTGCGGATGTTTTTTTCGGTCGAAACCAGCACTGTCTTGTCGTGTATGACCTTGCGCAGTTTTTCAATCACAATCGCGTGCTCGTCTTGGTGCACATTGAAAAGTATCGACTGGCCTGCAAATTTATCTGGGTCGAAACCGTAAAACTCAAAAAAAATATCGTTCGCGCCGAGGGTTGTGAATTTTGGGGCGTCCGGCAAATATCTGACAAGCATTCGCGCCCTCGGCGCCGTCACCCCTGCGAGGCAATTTGCCCGCCTGCCTTTCTCCGCTCGTTTTCGGGCGGCCAGTCCGGATCAACAATTTTGCGCCGGTCGCCTTTGGCCCTGTTCACAGCGCTGCTAAAATATTCAAGGTTTTTGTATATGGCCTCTTTGGCCTGCTTGTCGTCCGACTCAAAGATGTCGAGCAGCATTCGCAATGCCTGGCCTTGATCTGGTTTATTTTCCATAATCCGAAATTCCCCGATTTTGCGTCCATAAAAAATCCAATTTAGATCAATATTCGGATCGTCTTCACATCGCTCAATTATCAATCGCGATAATAGACCCTGCTTTTTTTTTCGGTTAAAGTTGGACGGAGCCATTCCCAACGTCTCCGCGAGCTGCTTATCGGTTTGCAACCCATAATAATTCCTATATCTTTCAACTATTTGGTCGAAATTCACAAAAATAATAATTTTTTACTTGACAAGTTATCGGTTTTGATAATAAGATTAGGGTAACAAGGTAAAACAAAAATAAATGAATGGGGCCGCACAATGACACCGCTCGAAATCAAAATCGCTTATATGACCAAGGGCATCAAATTTTCTGCGACGGCCAGGCGGATCGGAGTGTCTCCGGCTGTCGTGTCGCGCGTTGTCAACCGTTTTTCCTGGTCTGTGACCGTAGCGACGGCGGTCGCAGACGACCTCGGATTAGCGTTCGACGAGGTATTCCCTGAGCGCGTCGATTGCCTCGACCGTCGCAGACTCTCAGCGTGCGCAGCTCAATCATAACAATCAACCGTCGAATTAGTCAACATCTTAACCGGCTATGAACCTACTGCGACTGCGAAGACACCATATGCCTGAGCCTGAAAATTCCGAGCCGGAAACCGACCCGCTATCAGACTTGATCGATTGTTTCGAAATCGACCTGGAGGGCCAAATGGCCGAGCTGAAAATAGACAAGCTCACCGCCGAGTATTCGCAGCGCATCCCAGAGATCACCGCCGACCGTATTGGTCGCTTGACCGACCCACAGAAAAAAGAGCTCAAAGTCCAGATCCTAGTTGCCATCGCCAAGTACCTCCATGAAGCATCGTTCGATCCCAGCCGCTACTTGAGCGAGGACTACAACACGCGAAACGGGTGCGCAAGGTAATCAATGGGCAACATTGCAGACATCCCGGCCCGCACAAGCCAGACTGACGGCCTCGCCATGCTCCGCATGGAGATCAAGGCGATCCGCGACCGCGTGATGCTCGACCTGGACGCGGCGCTGGCCAGGATCGACGCGGCGCTGCCGCCGGTCGATCTTGAGCGCTACAAGCCGAGGTCGGTGGACGAATACCGCGCCATGTATGGCATGCGACCGAGGAAGCGTGAGTGGAGGAGGGGCAGGTGAGGATTTACATCGCCAGCAGTTGGAAGAACCAGCACGCAGTCGAAATGCTGACCGACGTTCTCAGGTCCTCAGGTCACGAGATCGCGTCTTTCATAGAAAACAACTATGGCGAAGGGCATGGGCCAGACAAGCCTATGAATTTCGATGAATGGGTAAATACCGATCAGGCTGACCGGTCGTTTCTGTACGATGTTAGAAACGCTACAAGGTCCGATCTGGTTGTCTACATCGGGCCATCAGGTACGGACGCTTGGGCTGAGGTTGGCGCTGCCTATGCTTCGGGAATACCCGTCTACGGTCTGTGGGCAAAAGGAGAACCGTCCGGTTTAATGCGCAAGATGGTCCGCTGGTACGACCGCTGGCCGTTGCTGATCGCAGCCATATCCAATCTGGTTTCACGCCAGGCGGTGTCCGAATGAGCAAGCCGATTTATCCTTGGATTATAGGCCATGACGGCCGCGGTGATAAACCGTTCGGATTTGAATGCGAGCGATGCGGGACGTTCCAGCAGATCAGAACTCCAATGGGCGTCGAAAAGTTTATCAGTGTCTGCAAGACGTTCACCCAGCAGCACATAGGGTGCAAGGAGGCCAAGCCATGATCCTGCGCCAATGCTGCTGCTGCGGGGTTTCGCTGGGTGCGCCGATAGACGACGGTGTCGATAGGGTAAGCGTTTCGCATGGCTACTGCGAGCGCCACTATGACGATGCCATGCTCCAACTTCAAAGCCAGTTCGCCGAACTGCCGGCGGATGGCATGCGCGAGAGAGTGGCGTGACACACGGTAGAATCATCGTCGATCTGTTCGCGGGTGGCGGCGGAGCTTCAGAGGGCATTCGCTTGGCGCTCGGCCGTGATCCGGACGTGGCCGTGAACCACGACGAAATCGCGCTCGCCGTGCACATGGCGAACCATCCGGGCACCTGGCATCTGCGGCAGGACGTGTGGCAAGTTCCTCCTCGATGGGCGACCAAGCGCCGTTCTGTGGCGTTGCTGTGGGCAAGCCCGGACTGCACGCATTTTAGCAAGGCAAAGGGCGGCGCTCCACGGCGTGAGCGCAAGCGGCGGGATCTGGCGTGGGTGGTGGAGAAGTGGGCACGCGATGTCCGTCCGCTGGTTATCGTTCTCGAAAACGTCGAGGAGTTCAAGACCTGGGGGCCGCTCGACTCCTCAGGGCGCATCATCGCCTCGCAGTCAGGCACAACCTTTTGCGCATTCGTGCGGCGCCTGCGGCGTCTCGGGTATGCGGTTGAATGGCGCGAGCTACGGGCCTGCGATTATGGCGCACCGACTATCCGCAAGCGGCTGTTTCTGATCGCCCGCTGTGACGGTCTTCCAATCGTGTGGCCTGAGCCGACTCACGGACCGAGCCGCCCGCTGCCGTATCGCACGGCCGCCGAGTGCATCGACTGGTCGATACCGTGTCCGTCGATATTTGAGCGCAAACGCCCGCTTGCCGAGAATACGCTGCGCCGGATCGCTGCCGGCGTCAAGCGATATGTTATCGACGCGGCCGCGCCGTTTATCGTTACTTACCACGGTTCGAAGGGTGAGGAGTTCCGCGGGCAGGGCCTGGGCAGCCCACTCGCTACCCAGACCACAGAAAATCGCCACGCACTGGTGGTTCCATACATCCATCGCGACTTCAGCCAGAGCGTCGGCAGCCCGGTTGAATCTCCGATCGGCACGATCACCGCTGGGGGTGGCGGCCATGCGGCGCTTGTGTCCGCTTTCCTTGCCCAGCACAACGGTGGTTTCTATGATGGCCCAGGACGCGCGGTCGATGCTCCGATCTCGACCATCATGGGGCGCGGAACCAACCAACAGATTGTAACATCCAACCTTTTGAAATTACGCGGGACATGCCGCGACGGCCAGACAATTACCGAACCAGCGCCCACAGTCACATCCGGAGGAACCCACATCGGAGAGGTGCGTGCATTTTTGCTCAAATATTACGGCACGGACCAGGACCCCGGGATCAATGAGCCGATGCACACCCTGACAACCAAAGACCGCATCGGCGTGGTGACCGTCACGATCGCCGGAGTTCCGTACGCGATCGTCGACATCGGCATGCGGATGCTGCAGCCGCGGGAATTGTTTAGGGCGCAGGGGTTCGGCGATGGGTATCGCATTGATATCAAGTACGGCGGACGTCAGATAACCAAAACCGACCAGGTGCGCCTATGCGGCAACTCCGTGTGTCCACCGATCGCCGCGGCTCTGGTTCGGGCTAATATTTTTGTGGAACAAGCTGACGAGCGCATGGAGGCTGCATTATGAGCCCGGAACATTTCCCATATATCTACGAGCAAGGCCATTGGCTGCGCGACGACACGCCCGCTGACGGCTGGACGCTGCGCAATGTCGCCGAGGCGGTCCTGGGCGGGTTCGCCCTGTGCGTCTGCCTGGTGGCGGTGATGATGCTTTTTTTGTGTGCGGGCTGAGCCGTCGGGGTGGTCCCGGCGCGGGTCGGTTCTGGTGGAGTGACCGCTTGAGAAGCCCGCTCATTGACTTCGCAGCGGCGGCGTGGACAGTGACACGCACGGCCGAGTAGGCGCACGAGGTAACAGCACGTCGAGATTCGTATGAGCTTCGAACGTCGGCACAGAAACCCCGGAAGGCGCGAACGACAGGCTGGAAAACGCCATAGGCGTGCCCGTTTCAAAACGGGATCCATGTCAGATTGGTTGAAGGTTGGATCGAAGCATTCCGGGCGCGGATACCGACAGACCTTGGCTGTGGCCGATAGCCGAAAACTCGTAACAGGTAACGAGGAGATCTGACGGCAAGACCTGAGCCGGTGCAATTCCGGCCCGCTGCGAATCAGATTGTGGGAGGATGACGTGGGTAATACGTGCGGATTTACAGACAGAAGGCAATGCGACGGCCGGAGGTGGGAAGACTCCAACAGGAGCTGCGTCCTGGTGGCCTTTGCTGTTTTTACATTCTTCGGCTTCGCCTTCGGAAGCCTCGTCGGGTACATGGTCTGCAAGTTTTGGGGGTAGAGTCATGGATCAATCGAAAGCTAAATGGCTCAAGCGCGCTGTATACGCTCTGATCGCCGGCATCCTGATCATGGGCATCGGCGATTCGCTTTGGTGGCAGGACCTGGTGGCCATGTGGAACAAGCCGAAGGGCATGACAGTCCATGTGCGATAACGATTTCGTTCTGATCGACGTGCCGAAGGCGTTTTTAGACAACGTGGCGACGGCATACTCAGACTTCAAGCGGGCCCCAGGCGATTACGAGTCATTCATGCGCCTCGACTGGGCGCTGCGAGTAGCGATGGCCAAATGGGAAAGCTACAGCCTTCAAAGAAAAGTAGAGGCATGCGGCTGAGGACGGCGATCGAGATCACAGACGCCAGGCCGACGGCGAGGCCTGAGACCGTAGAGGTCGTGCTGGCTGTTACCGGCAAGGCGATGAGGCTGCGCAGGAACATGGTTGGTTTCGCTCCTGGTCTTGTTTTGATGCCGAAATGGCTGGCGGCGAAGGCTAAATTAACAATCTAATTGTAGGTCGTCAAATGGCGTTTGAGTGCGACATCTGCGGCAAAGAGTCAGACGCTCCTATCTGGCATTGTGATACGTGCGGCTTCCACTTTGGCGATGAGTTTAAAACGTGCCAGAACTGCGGGCAGGCGCGCGTGGAGTACCATGAGGCGGCAAACATTTTTCCGCTGATGTTTGGTGCTGAGTTCGAAGAGCTGAAGGCTGACATAAAAGAGCGTGGCTTGATAGAGGCCATCTGGCTCTATGACGGAAAAATTATAGACGGCAGGAACAGGTATCGCGCCTGCGTCGCCGAGGGAGTGACGCCATCATTCCGCGAGTGGGACGGTAGAGGATCGCTCGTTTCGTTCGTGGTCAGCCTCAACTTGAAACGCCGCCATCTTACCAGCAGCCAGCGGGCCGTTATCGCAGAGGCCGCGTTACCGCTGTACGAGGCAGAGGCGAAAGAGCGGCAGGGCACACGAACCGATCTACCGACATCAGTCAAAAAATTGCCTAAAGTTGATACTGGCAAGGCTGCATCCGCCGCCGCCAAAGACTTTGGAACCAACCGCCAATACATCGCCGACGTGAAGAAAATCAAAAACGCCGCGCCGGCAGAAGTAGAGAAAATCAAGACCGGTGAAAAAACAATTTCGCAGATCAAAAAAGAAATCAACGAAAAATTAAGCGACGTAATGCGTCGTAAAATTGACGGGCAAGAGAAGGCTCGAAAATACTTCAACGGCGACAAAGGCTCTGCTGAGTTGTCATTTGCAGGGATCGCATCTGGTTTGAAAATGACGCTTGCCGAAAAACATAACATAAAAATAAGCGGCCACCTGCTTGACCTGGTGGATGATAATTTTATCAAGCTGTGGGATCAAACAAGCTCTTTTGTGACCATGTTGATCAAGGCGGCTAACAAGTCGCGGAGGAGCGAAAAACATCAAAAAAAGGAGGCGGTCAGTGCGTGAAATCAACTACACCATCAAAGATTATTTTAGACAGATCGCAAAGGTGAGGGCGACCAAGCGTTTTGATGACCGCGAGCAAGCATACCAGGATGCCTACAACACGCTCGCTCCAGGAGTCGACTTTGAATACGGAATTGTGGTCATGGTTAAAAACCAGGCGGACAAGCTCTGGGAAGAGATCGACCGGGCGCATTACGAGAACGCAACCAACTGGGTGAGAAACAGCCAAAATGGACTTTTCCCAGGCCAAAGCGATTTTGATGAACCTGAGTTCATTTACAAGGGCAAGAAAAAGGTCGATCGCCGCAAGGCAACCTATGCCGACAAAATCAAAAACCTCGAAAAGATCATTGAGCGTAGAAAGTCTGAAAACGAGAGCCACGCCGACGCCATCAAGTTGAACAACTGGGTGATTGGCCGAGCTGAAAATGCAGTGCAGGCTATCCATGAGCGCATGGCCTGGCTGGCCGAGAACGGATACGACGCTGAGAATATGACCGATGAAGAAGCGGAAGCGATTTTCGCAAACATTAAAAGCGGCGCTGAGTATTTTCCTGGCGGAGAGGCAAGAGTTTGATTGCTCTATCTGCGGCTTGCCTCTTGACGATGATTTCGAGATTGACCACTGGAAGCCGATTTCTCGTGGAGGGACGTGCGAGGTGCGTAATCTTCGGCTTGCGCATCGATCATGCAACCGCCGCAATGGGAACAGGATAAAATGAACACATTCGTCCCGCCCCACAACATCGAAATCGAGGAGGCGATCCTGGCCTCCTGCCTGATCGACAACTCCACCAAGCTGTTCAACCTGGTGAAGCCCGAGCACTTCTACAAAACGTCACACCAGGTCCTTTTCGCTGAAATGCAGGCCATCCACAACGATTCTGGCGCAGGGATAGACATCAACCTGCTGATCCTGAATCTCAAGCACTCCGGAAAGCTCGAAAAGGTCGGAGGGCCGTCATACATAGCCAAGCTCATGGACGCACCGCCGGCCACGAATGACAAGGCCTACGCCCTGCGTCTCGCCGGCTTTCACAAGCTCCGCAAGGTCATCGAAATATCAAACGCAGCCACTAAGCGGGCGCTCGCGGTTCGGCCGGAAAATTTCACGGAGGCGGTAGACTTCGCAGCCGACGAGCTCGCGCAGCTGGTCGAAAAGGACGACTTCTACTCAAGATCGGACCGGGTGGACATCGCCAACGTCTACGACGCCTCGCGCATGGTGGACGAGTATCAGGCCTACCTCGCCAATCTCAAAAACAACAGATTCATCACCGGGATAGACGAGATCGACCGGCGCATCCGCGGGATCGGCGGCGGCGAGGTTTTGACCATCATCGCCCGGGCTGGCAGCTTCAAGACGGCGATCCTGCAGAACATGCTAAGGAGTTACATCGCGCACTCCAAGTGGGGCGCGGTGTTCTTCTCGATCGAGATGCCGGTCGCAAGCGTCACGGAGCGTTTTTTCGAGATGCTCGACGGATGCACCGGCAAAGAGGTCGAGCGCATGTTTAATGACCTCGACAAGACGATTTCGGACGCCAGCATCAAGCAGTTCAAGCATGATCTTAGGAACCTTTACATCGTCCCCACCAAGATCTCGCTCGACTACATCCCGCGCTACATCGCCATGATCGAAAAGCACCACAACGTCAAGATTGGAGTCGTGGGGATCGACTACCTTGGGCTCATGGACTGCGCAGGGGTGAATGAATACGAAATCATCAGCAAGCTCGCCAGGGGCATCAAGACGGTTGCGAAGTCCGTCAACCTGCCGGTGGTAGTGCTCAGCCAGGTAAGCCGCAAGGGCGGGGACGGCGAGATCGAAATTTCGCTCGACATGGGCCGCGGGAGCGGGGCGATCGAGGAGGGTGCCGACACGGTGCTGGGCCTCTGGCAGATGGAGCGGCCCGGAACATGCTCGGACGGAGAGGCGGAATACGACCTGGTCTGCCGCATCCTGAAGAACCGCAAAGGGCCTAAGGGATCGCGCTGGGTGCTCGATCTTAATCCGGCGACGCTGCAGCTCGGCCGAGAAGCCGTCGAGTATAAGCCCATCATAAAGAAGCGCAAGGCAAAGTGCACTCTGTGAGCCACAAGGACTGCAGCCCCCAGATCGAAGACGGATACGTCAGGATCGCCAATGAGCTTTTCGAGGCGCTATCGAATACCAGGCTGCCCGGTAGACAGTGGCAGATTGTGCTGACAATCATTCGCATGACTTACGGCTACAACCGCAAGACGTGGAACACATCGAATATTGAATTATCAAGCATTCTTAACATGCACCGCCAACACACACACGCCGACCTTAAAGAGCTCGCGGCTAAAAATATGATTCTTGTAACCGAAAACGGTGACGAGAGTGGAATAACTATCGGCATTCAAAAGCATTATTTAAAATGGGATTGTAACCGAAAACGGTTACCGTCACCGAAAACGGTTACAAGCGTAACCGAAAACGGTGACAAACCGTCACCGAAAACGGTTACCGTACCTTATAAGACAAAAGACAATTCTAAAGACACTCTTGTGCACTTCCCGGATGTTAAAAAATCAACAAACGGAAATGTGCCGTATGACGACATCGTCAACGCCTGGAACGAGATCTTGGGAGACACCCTGCCAAAGGTCAATCCAAAGCTGATCACAGACACACGCCGAAAGCTGATTGCGGCAAGGTGGCACCAGTCCGAGAAGACACAAAGCATCGAGTGGTGGCGCGAGTTCTTTCAAGTGAATATAGCCGATTCTGAGTTTCTAATGGGAAGGGCGCCACCAGCCAAAGGGCGCACAAATCCGTTCAGGGCCAAGTTCGATTGGGTGTTTGAGTTGGGCAACTTTGTGAAGATCGTCGAGGGAAACTACGAATGAAATATTCCGACAAACTTAAAGACCCGCGGTGGCAAAAAAAACGCTTAGAGATTTTAAAGCGAGACAAATGGATGTGCATCTTATGTGGCGACGACAAAAACACACTCCACGTGCACCACTGGACATATAGTCCCGGAATGGAGCCATGGGATTGTCCTGGTGAAAACCTATCAACCCTATGCGCCAGTTGCCATGATCTTGAAACAGCATACAGGCGAGCGGCCGAGGAGTATCTACTCAATATTTTTAGATTAAACCGCATAGACGCGGGCCAATTAAGTTTTTTTACGTATACGCTGGGCGAGTCTGTGAGTGTGTCCGGAAATGAGTTCAAAAGAATATTTTTCGCGGCATGTAATGCGCTTAAAGACAAGAAGATTATTGCTGATTTGATAGAACATGAAAAAGTGCATGCTAAAAAATACGGAATTTAATTTGAACGGTGCACAAGTGACAAGCCAGAACCTGACAAAAGCTCTCAAGTTCGTCGCCAACATCAAACACCACGGCATTGAGCTCGTGGACCTGGACGGCAGGCCGACGCTGCACGCAGATCCTGGCATGACACCGGACCAGGAGGAGCGCTGGGGGGCCATGCAGGAAGCTGTCGAGATGCTGATTGCGCTGCGCTCCGAGTTGAACTACCTCGTGCGGCGCGGACTGATGAAGCTGCCCAAGCACCCGGGCTACGGTCGATGACTGTTTATCGCATGATAAATCTCTGCGCTTTACGGGTCCTCCCGGGGACCTTTGGAATGCGGTTTGGACGAC